CACTGCAATCTTATATGGCACAGAGGCCGATGTAAAGAATTATGTTGCCGATTATAAGTCTGAATTTAGAGCTCTTACACCTGAACAAATTGCTTTTCCAAGGGGCATCTCGGACGTAAAGAAGTATCATAGCGATTCATCCATTTACAAAAAGTCTACTCCCATTCATGTTAGAGGAGCCTTACTATACAATCACTATATAAAAGCAAAGAACCTAACAAAACAATATCCGCTCATCCAAGAGGGTGATAAGATAAAGTTTGTCTATTTGAAGGTTCCTAATCCAATATACGAAGATTGTATATCGTTTGTTGATAAGCTACCTCCTGAATTAGAATTGTATGAATACATCAACTATGATAAGATGTTTGAGAAGACATTTGAAGATGCTGTTCAGAACATCCTAAATGCATTAGGTTGGTCAACTACCCAACGATCAACATTAGAGGACTTTTTCGAATAATGGATACGCAAGTAACAGAGTCTAAGCCTGGCCGTCACATTCGTGTGATGGAGTCTGGGATTGATGTGTCGGGAGTGTCACATCAACTAGAACAGTATCCAGATGATTGGGGAAGTCAACAAAATATACTTAACACTGGTGACGTGACTAAAGATTTAAACTTCCCTAAAATTGAAGCAACAGCTCTTCAGCTTGTACTGGGAGCTATTAGTGAACCTGGTCAGTATGTGGGCGATAGTGAAATCTGTGTACCCACTCCGGCCTTTCACAACCACACTGAAGTATTTCGAATTCTAGGTAATTACTTTAGAGATGTTAGTAGGTGTGCCTTTATCAGACTCAACGTTGGAGATAATGTTGGAGCTCATATTGATAAAGGAACCTATTATTTAACGAGAGATAGGTATCACTTATCGATTCAGGGCAAATACAAATACTTCGTTGATGATGAATACGTGATAGTTGAACCAGGCATGTTGTTCTGGTTCAACAATAAGAAGTTACATGGAACAGAAAATCTAGGTAACGTGCCTAGAATAACATTCGTGTTTGATGTAAAAAATCCTGAGTACACTGTTGAGGAGATGGGATGAAATTTAATTACGTCATGGTTGAAAACAAAGCCAATGGCATGGAGGCAATAAAGTTGCTGGATGAACCGTTTGCAGGTATAGTATTCTCTTATGGTCAGATAAATGTAGATACTGAAGAGGATGATCATAAAATTAACATCAACTTTGAGTATGAATTACTAGATAAAGGATCCAAGGACTTTGGTAACATAGAACCTTTTGAGCAGTATATTGGAAAGTTGTTAGAGCATATTATCCATTCTGGAATTGAACAAGAATCAAACACAATGCATTGAGGTATACAATGAGCTTATTAGATAAAATTAAGAAGAACTCCACAATCAAAGATTCAGCTATACTTGCTGCATCGAAGTTCTTTACCAAAAAGGACATGATCCCAACATCAGTCCCAGCTATCAATGTTGCACTATCAGGTAAGTTAGATGGTGGTCTTACACCTGGACTTACAATGTGGGCTGGTCCTTCGAAGCACTTCAAGACAATGTTTAGCTTAATTATGGCTAAGAGTTATCTTGAGAAGTACCCTGAGTCAGTTCTCCTATTTTATGATTCAGAATTTGGAACTCCCCTCGATTACTTCAAAGCTCTGAGTATCGATATGGATAGAGTTGTTCACACACCTATCACAGATGTGGAGCAATTAAAGTTTGATATCATGCAACAGCTAAATGGTATTGAACGTGGTGATCGTATTATGATCCTAATTGACTCTATTGGAAACTTGGCGTCAAAGAAAGAAGTTGACGATGCAATGGATGGTAAGTCTGTTGCAGATATGAGTAGAGCAAAGCAGATTAAGTCACTCTTTCGAATGGTGACCCCTCATCTAACTCTCAAAGATATTCCAATGGTCGTGGTAAACCACACGTACAAAGAGATCGGTTTGTATCCAAAGGATATTATTGGTGGCGGTACGGGATCATATTACTCAGCCGACAACATCTTCATTCTCGGCCGTCAACAAGAAAAGGATGGGGCAGAACTTGCTGGTTACAACTTCATCATTAACGTAGAGAAGAGTAGATATGTACGAGAGAAATCAAAGATACCTATCACAGTGCGTTTCGATGGGGGTGTTTCTCGCTGGTCAGGCTTACTTGACATGGCTTTAATATCAGGTCATGTTGTTAAACCTAGTAATGGATGGTATTCTCAAGTCGACACAGACACAGGTGAAATTGTGGATAAAAAATATCGATTGAAGGATACTGACACCAAAGACTTCTGGTTCCCTATTCTTACAAATGCAAAGTTTCAAGAATGGGTTAAGACCAATTATCAGATATCGTCAGGCCAACTAATGACAGACCAAGACATTGACACGGAGCTTGGAGAGATTGAAGATGAAGCCATATAAAATCATTGATAATCAATGGATAGAGTTGCTTGAAGGTCCGTATGCAGGTATAGTATACAAGTACGGACGAGTTGAGTTGTTAGAAGAGGTCGATGTGTTACGACTTAAGTTTGAGTATGAGCTTAAAGATGGCTCAAGACTAAACAATGAGTTTATACAACACATCGGCCCTATTCTAACTGAGTTAATTGAAAAAGGTGTTAATTATAACTCCTTGGTATACACAGGTGGTGTTGATGAGAATAGAGCAGAAAATTCTAGCTAGTCTAATTCATAATGAAGAGTATTGTCGTAAGGTGGCTCCCTTTGTGGAGCCATCATATTTCCAAGAACGGTTAGAGAAAGTCGTTGCAGAAGAAACTCTTGGATTCTTTTCCAAGTACAACAAACTGCCAACACAAGATATTATCAAGATTGAACTAAACAACCGTAAAGACATCACAGATAAAGAGCTGCAAGAAGCTCAACGTATTGTTGATATGTTACACAAGGATCGCACAGATGAGACTTGGTTGATAGAAAACACAGAGAAGTTCTGTAAAGACAGGTCAGTCTACAATGCCATCCTTGAGTCTATTAAGATCATTGATGGCAAGGATACAAAACTAACACAGGATTCGATCCCAAAGATCCTTCAAGATGCTTTGTCTATATCATTCGATCAGCATGTTGGTCACAACTACTTGGCTGACGCTAATGAGCGATACGACTTCTATCACCGTAAGGAAGAGAAAGTTGCCTTTGATCTTGACATGCTAAACAAGATTACATCTGGAGGCATGTCTAAGAAGTCGCTTAATGTAGTTTTGGCAGGTACTGGTGCGGGAAAATCTCTATTCATGTGTCACGTTGCATCATCCACCTTAATGCAGGGACGTAATGTACTATACATTACAATGGAGATGGCAGAGGAGAAGATTGCTGAACGTATTGATGCAAACCTAATGAACCTTTCAATGGATGAGCTTAAGGTTGTTGATAGAGCAGCTTTTACTAATAGAGTAGATAAGATATCCAAGAAGACACAGGGCAAACTGATCATTAAAGAGTATCCTACTGCCTCAGCTCACTCTGGTCACTTCAGAGCTTTACTTGAAGAGATCAAGGGCAAGCTAGACTTTATACCTGATTTGTTAATTATCGATTATCTAAATATTTGCTCTAGTGCCAGGTTAAAGATGGGTGCGTCTGTAAACTCGTACATGTACATCAAGTCCATTGCTGAGGAGCTTCGTGGTTTAGCTGTAGAATACAATATACCTATCCTCACTGCTACTCAGACAACGCGTGGAGGCTTCAATAATTCTGACGTTGAGCTTACAGATACTTCAGAGTCATTTGGCTTGCCAGCAACAGCTGATTTGATGATTGCTTTGATTAGATCCGAAGAGTTGGACGAGTTAAATCAGATTATGGTCAAGCAATTGAAGAATCGATATGCTGATCCCTCTTACTACAAACGTTTTGTTATAGGTGTAGATCGGTCCAAGATGAAGCTGTATGATTGCGAGGAGTCAGCTCAGACTGGATTGACTGATTCAGGTCAAGATACCGGCCCAATATTTGATAAGAGCAACTTTGGTAAAAGAATGAAACCACAATCCTTTGAGGACTTTAAATGATTAACGACAAATCACAGGTGAAGGATCAAATCTCCTTTATCCTTAACGGCAAACCAGTGGAGTTACCTAAGCTCGCAGAAGAGATTCCTATAGAGGACTTCCCCAAGGAACCTACTGATCCAGAGTAATTTTATTGATAAATATGTTATACAAGTAAAAAAATAAGAGACCCCTTATGGCTATTGAAGTAACGCCCCTACAAAGAAAAAACATACAAGAACGCACGGTCGTTTATAATCCAACATACGTTAACGGTATGACAGAAAACGATGCAAAGGGGTCGTACGTATGCTTTTATATTTTAACAGAATCGCCCAACAAGGTCACTGCTTATGACGGACGGTCATGTGTAGTAACGCATTTAAATAAAGTGGCAAGATCCAAGCAATTTTCATTTATTAAGATAGGAAACTTCTCGAGTGGATCAAAAAGTAGATGGGAAAGCAACAAAAGCGATTTGATTAAGAATGATGGCAATCGATCTCCTGCAGCTAGATACAGCCAGGATATTCTCATTGAATATCCTAATTTGTATTTGCACTTTATATTAGTCGTGGTATCTCCTGATACAGTTGAAAAGAATTTAGAGCAGGCATTACGGGGTACAGTTGTGGTGGATAATAAAGCAGATAAAATAACTGCTCCTCCTGGAAGATGGAGAACTCCAATTTCTCTATCTAATACTGCTACCCTTGCTAAGAAAATAAGTGACAAAATCACATCTAAACTATGATGAGATCGTTCTCAGAATACCTTAGCGAACAGGCTACCTTTAATGACGGTAGCCTGACCATCTTTGATATTGATGAAACTTTATTCCACACAACAGCTCAGATTGCTGTTAAGAAGGGTGGCAAGGTTGTTAAAAGTTTGTCCAATTCTGAGTTTAACACTTATATGTTAACGCCCGGAGAGTCGTTTGATTTTTCT